AGGCGTGTGCTCTTCCGTTCTGTTTTTTTTTTTTTTTTTTTTCCTCGGATTTCACGGGGAACGATTTTCTTTTTTCTTTTTTCCATTTCTGAGAACATTTTTTATGGAGGGATTCTCATACGCCCTCCTTCTGCGACGCCACGGTCTTGGTCATGCCTGCTCGGCGTATCCGTCTGTAACCTCCATTTCTATTTCATCGAAGTCCTCTTGCATATTTTGCTGATACGCCGCGTCAAAGAAATTACGACTTCTGAGATTTGTCCACGTTGGGAAGCCACTCCTCAGATCTTCGACTGTGATACCATGTTGGCGGTATTTTTTAAGGTCTTCCGCACCTAATCGATCTATTGCAGTACCAATAGCACCCATCACGTCCGTACCGACTTCCTTCAGAAGCTCTGCGTAAAAATATTTCAGGGATTTCCAGGCATCATAGTTGCTTCCGTGTGTTCCGTACGCGTGTCCCAAAACGGACAACATTACATCTACGACATCACGATCCTTTGGTTCTCGTCCCCAGACGGCGCGAGCCATGTACTCTCGGGTCTCTCTATAGGGGAGATACTTCGACTGTCCGGGCCGACGGTCGGTATTCACGACGAACTGATGACGTAGAAACGTAAGTCCGACGGATGTTAACCACCCATTCGAGGCCTCACTTAAAAAGCTTACTCCGTCCTTAATGTCCCTAAGATCGACGTCGAAGTGCTCTTTCAAGAAGGACGCAAACTGTGCTCCAGAAAAGTATGTCGCGCTTAGGCCTGTGCCCTTATTGTAGGCGTGGTCGTCACCATAGACGATTATACGAATGATAGTTATCAATTGCTTCTCCAGAATAGGGCGATCGGCCTTGAGGGCTGTAGCAATCTGATACGAAGCAAAAAGGAAGAAATAGAGCGCCATGACCCATGAGTCCATGTGTGACGTGTTGTAGCAGCCTGAAGGGACGCCGCCGCGTTGCACGCCCCACATTTCTCCGAAAAGATGCGTTATCCGAGCCAGAATGGCCTTGATGATAGCTTTGATGATCATTTCTTTTACTGGGTGGTCGGGATGAGAGGGGTCTTCGTGAATTAGCATCGAGCTATAGTAAAGATCGACGAACACTGCTTTTACGGACATGTCGAAGTTTTTCACGTCAC